TAGTGATAATCCTTGGAACCAGACCACTGATTAGAACTAGTAAAAAATGTTAAAAGTTCTCCAGTTAAATCTGCCCAAAGGCCTTTTGTTATAATTGTTGTGTCTGGTGGAGTTGATTCGTTGATTACCATGAACATACCGTAAGCTGATTCCGGCGCTCCAGAACCGAATGATAGCTTACCAAGTTCGGTTTCACCAGGAAATAAATTTTTTGCCATGTGTTTTACCTCAAATTATTTTATTGTGAATTTAGTAGACTCTGGTAGATTCTAGATAATAGATTCTAAAACAATAGGCACAACTATTCTGCCACCTGTTTCATTTCCAGTGATAATAACTTTTGTTGATTTTCTACCTACACCAAGTTCTAAACCGCGGTCTTTGGCAAAAAAGTGTATATTCAATGTTGGAGGAGATGTTCTTGGATTCAGGGGCCCCGGTAGTAAGTTAAGAGCAACTGACGTGTTTATAGATGGCCCCTGTATTGGACTTGCTTGACCCATTATGCTTGTTCCGCTGAGTGGCTCTGGTTCCATTCCAATATATGTTGAATCTAAAAGATGCACGTGATAACCGGCTGTTTCATTAAAAGATGCCTCAAATCTCGCCCTTCCTCTGAAATATGTTGCAACTTTTAATGTTCTTTCTTCCGGACGTTGAGTTGGTGAAAGTGTTCCAGTAGACGCATCTACTTTTATCAATATTTGATTTGAATTATTACCAATATTTTCCGCAATCAAATATGGAAGCGCATAAGCACCTCTAGGGAATGTACACAATTTATATTTCATTACTTGTGTTTCATCTGGCACCGCCTCAGTGACAGGCATATTTTCTATAACTGTACCATAATACGCGGAACCAAGTGGATGGGCAGGATTCCACAAATCGTAATCTACCTCATCATCAGCCAATGCAAACTGTGTAATATTGAAAGGATTAGTTCCTGTTCCAGTACCACCCATAGCAAGAAGTTCTCTTCCTCTTTTTGTTAAAATCGCATCAACTGTTATTGTGCTGTTATCCAAATAACCCATGTTATTCTCCTTCTTAAAAAATTATGTATATTTACATCTAAACATAAATATTATAAAATATTATTTTCATTTATTTTTCAAAAAAATCATATAAAGTTTAAATTCCAGTTAAATTACCAAATCCAGTGGTGTTGTATATTATTTCTGTTGATCCAACTACATTCACCTCTATTACTGGCTTATTATCTGGAACATTTTTACTATTAACATTAATATCTGGACCAATTAGTTTTGAACCTAAAAATCTGTATCGTTGTATTCCTGTTGATAAAAATTCTTGATTCGTTGTATTTGAAGATGTTAATGATGATGAATAAAAATTCTTAGCAGAAATATCTCTTGAACTACTATAGTATAAATAGTATGAACTGTAAAAATAATCCTTTCTAGTTTGATTTATATAATCTGCTAGAGGATAATTCCTATCACGTGAATTCAATGAAGTCTTCCAACCTATACCATACCCATAGTCTATACTTTCCGTAGTTTTATAAATATTATTTCTAACGAATGTCGAACTGACATCAACTACTGCTAATCCATACCCTGTAAGTGTGTTGTAATTACCGCTGGTATTATGAATCCTGTTTTTTTCTCTATTAGTTACATCAAAATCAATATTATTAATAGAGAATATAAAATTCTCATCTCCCGTGTTTATAGTACCCACTTCAGTATTATATTTTAAACTTGTATTTAATTGTTCTGTTTCAATTGGTATATCAGTTTTATTGTATTTTAGGCTTGTATCTAATTCTTGACCATTTAGAGTTGCTTCTCTATTATTATAGTTTACATTCGTATCTAACTTTTGAACATTAATATTTGTGTTTCTATTATTATAGTTTACATTTGTATCTAATTTTTCAACATTAATATTTGTATTGGTGTTATTATAATTTATTTTTGTCTCTAATTCTCTCCCATCAAGAGTTGTATTTGTGTTGTTATATTTTACACCCGTTTCTAGTTCTAGTGTATCAAGAGTTGTATTTGTGTTGTTATATTTTATACGTGTATTTAATTGTTGAACATCTAAAGTTGTATTTTTATTTGTTTTCTGAACAATTGGTTTTACCAATGAACCTGAAATTGAATTCGTTTTTAAATTATTTAAATTTGGTAAAAATTTTCTAATTGGCATATCTCTATCGCCAACTAAATCATCAAACTCCCCTTCGGTTGTTTCAACAGTTATAACTTGAACACTAGATTTATAATTAGTGTAGTCCATCTTTGGTTTTACAGAAGATGAAAGTTCCGTCAAACTAAATACGTTATCACTTTCTCCTGCAATATTTTTTCCTATATTTCCTACTTTAGAACGTTCTAATATATTTGGTTCTATGACAAGTCCAAGAATAGGATTTGCTCTTGCTGGTAAAGTTTCGCGTATCTGGTCAAATACACTAAAATCAAAAGCAGAAATTAAATCTATATAAGAATTAAAATCATTTTTATTTGGATATTTTTGCCAATATTGTCTTGATAACCATTTTAAGTGAGGATATTGACCTTCAGATATATTTGAATAGTCACCGATATAATCATCCAAATCTACACCACCGAGAGCCTCGTAAATGTCTTCATTTATAACACTTTGAGGCGAAAAGGCAATCATCAGTTTATTAGAATCAACGGAATATTGATCGAATGCTGAAATTTCAGCTCTATTATCTTTACTCAATCCATGAACGAGTGATGATGAATCTATTCTAACTTTTTCAGAAAATGGTGTGTTATTTGAAAGCGTCGCCACTTGCATATTGTACGTTTCAACTATGGATTCAAATGCTCCAGAATCGAAGTTATGGAAATATGCCATTTTTGAAGAACTATAAAATGTAGATTTATTTTGATCGGGATGACTACTTGAAATACTTGTTGTAGTTGCTACATTAAATTTTTGCCAAAATTTCCATTGTCCTTGTAAATCATAGAATGAAGAAGTTTCTGTATTTCCATTATATGCTCTAGCAGATAATACATGATTGTCAAATGAGGATGTTAATAATTGATTAGTCCAATACCTCAATTCAAATACCGAACCAGAAAGTATTTTGTTTGTCTGTGTATTTGAACCAGAACCTATAAAAAGTTGTCCGTCCGAAGACCAAGCTCTGTTGTAAGATCCACTTAAAGAACCACTAACAATAATACTAGCAGAACGTTCGACTGCAATTTTCCCATACTTTGCAGTCTTGACAATAAAATCATATTTTTGTATTGATGAAGTTAAATCATTTGAAAGATTTCTTCTAATCATCAAATTTAATGGAACATCATCATAAAAATATTCGTCGGTTATAGACGCAGTTGCATATGTTGTATCATCACCAATATAAAAATAGATAGAACCCTTTTCAACATCTGTTCCATTTTTATTCATTACTACAAACCAGTCAACACGACTTCCTGAATTTTTTTGTAAAAGCGTTTGTACAGAATCTGCTTGATAGGAATAAAGTTTATTTGGTTCCATTTTCCAACGGAATGTGAGAGTATCTGGATATTGCCAATCTCCATATGTATTATTTACTTTTTCCCATGGCACTTGTATATGGTGTTGTCTGGTTGGTAATGGATAACTACCAGAAAAATTTAAATAATAAGTATGTTTTTCCCACTCCGCTCTTGGAATTACGCCCAAATCTGCATTATCTGGTCCACCATATTCCCGTATCGTGAGTAATGTCTGTGGTATACCATATGCGGCTAAAAGTGCCTTTACACCACGAGAAGTACCTTTTGTTTTATAGATGTATGGTAAGTTATTAAATATACGACGCCATACTTCTTTTGTTCTTTCTTCTTCAGTTTTTGTAAGATATTTATTTACTACTGTTTTTCCAGTCCATATTGGTTCACCACTACCACTAACACCCAAAGCATATTCCCACAAATCTTTTGCCTGTGTCCCATGCGTTAATGTCCAACCAAGATTTCGTGTTGCTTCGTAGATAAGATCTTGCGATAATCCCGATTTTGGATGTTCTTCTCGCAGGTTCTTTTTTAGAATGTGGTCAGTATAAAGATACATAATATCAAAATGCTGGCCGACCATGTTTACGAATGTTATAAATTGTTCGTTGTCATTGTCTTCCCGAAGATAATCTGGTATTGCCTTATTTAAGGCATTATAATTTTTTAAATCATAATCTGTTGCTATGTCTATCAAATCATCGTACCACGTTGAAACTTGATTTGATCCAGAAGAGTGAAATTTATACTTACCCTCTTTAGTTGCAATATTATAATCACTCGATGTAACACTTACATCATATTTAGGATATGGTGTTATAGATGCAGATGCTTGACTTGTATAATAATTACTAGAAGTAGTTTCATAATACAACCATTTTTCAAATGCATCAAATCCAGATATTGTCTTATCTCGTAAAGATGTTATTTTTACTTTATTTGGACCAGAAGAACCGGTGTAGAAATTATTTAGTAATGCTAATTCATTGTTGTACCGTTCTATAAGTTCAATCTTGTAAACAAAATTGTTTACTCGTTCTTCTGCAGAAGAATAAAAAATAAAATTCTTAAATTCTCTAAAATCAACGTTTAATTGAACTGGAAAATTACTGGAGGAAACATATCTATCAAGTATTTCTTGTGAAGTTTGTACATTAGTTGCTAAAATTTCATTCCAAGATTTATATTCTGTTTCCGTTGAAATCCAATAGTCAATTTCTGCTTCTAAATTTGGTCCTCGAAGTGTATTTGGTTGTATGATTAATTCTTCTGCTAAATAATTTACCGTATCTATATACGGTTTCATTAATTCTTCAGCAACCCAACACTCAAAAAATAAATCTAAATCAGCTGGAAGAGGCTCATATAACTTTACATAGATACTGTGTATTGTTCCATCGAAATTAACATTTGGTACAGTATTTATGACACTTACTATTTTATTTTGACCAAAATTTAATACTATAGTTGGAAACGAGGGTGTGGGTCTTAAATAAGACAATATAAATTGTTTTAATTGTTCTACACCACTAACAGAATTTGGATTTATTAAAGAAAGTTTTAATTCTGTTCTATCTGTTGATATATCGGATATAAACAGTTTGTCTACTGTATTGTACCCACCAACTATATTTTTTAAAAAGTTATAAACTATTTTATATTGACCTGGAAGATTTCTTGTGGCTCGCATATCTCTATGAATATCCATAGAGAGTTTTGCACCATCCAGTCTCCAAGTTTGCATTTCATATAAAGATGAAACATAAGCACCATTTGGAAAAAATGTATGAAACTCAAACTGATCCGTTGGTTGTGGCGGTGGATCTATACGTGGTATCACTGGTTTTTTATCAAGAAGTTTATTGTCTTCTAAATTTACACGTATTCCGCGAATCGGCAGATTTGTTTCTAAAATCTCGTCAATATTCTTGTATTCAAAATTTGCCATTTTATAACCTTAAATGGTTCGATGGAGCCCAATTACCACTTACACAAACTCCATTTGCAAAATATGTTCCGTAATTTTTAGTAGATATGTTGTATACTTCTTGAACACCAATAAATTCTTTTGAAAGTATTTGAGCAAGTTTCCCATTTTCCAAGAATAAAGATTCCCCAAATTTAACAGAACCAATACTTACAAATTCATTTTGTTCATTCAACACGCCATGATTATCAGTAATATCTAAAATTAAGTTATTCGAAAATGTATATCTATATACTTCTGATTTTTCTTCTTCCGTATGATGTATAAAGTAAATGACCTCTGACTCTACCTTGTTTCCATGACGATCAAACGAATAGACCACATCACCAAGTTTAATATCTTTTATGTGAACTAAACCATTTGGCGTCGATATACTTGTCCAAGCAGAAAAACAAGGTCCTGCCTTTGGACTTGGGCCCATGAGGATCGCCAATTGTTTTTTTAATTCTGCAAGTTCATTGGATAATGCCTCTATTCTAATTCTTACACTCTCGTCTTGTGCCTCATTTGCAGCATTAGCTTGGTCTACGACCGTCTGTGAAAGCGTATCTATGGCAGAAGTTACTGTTGCTATTTGGCTCGATACATTACTCTGTATATTGGCAAGAGTTGTATCAACTGTTTGTTGTAGATCTTGTAAAGATTGATCTTTATCTTCTATCTGTTGTTCTTTTATAATATTGTCAATCGCAATCGAGTCTATGTACGCTTCGTGTTCTATTTCAGCATCTACCATAGATTCTATTAATTCTTGTTTTGCATTTATTATTTCTTCTAATCTTGCAATCTTTGCCTGTAGACCTGGAATAGAATTTTCATCTTGATTTATAAGATTAGATATGTCTGATAAAAACATATCCAATTCCAATGGACTTCCCATGCCTTGTATTTTTCTTAAAATATTTCTTTCCGAAGATACTGCGTCTGGGAGAGTTTCAAACCCTCGTTGAACAATATAATTAAATCTACTTGTAGTAAATCTATCATCCAAAATAGGAACTTTTATTCTTCCTTTATTTCTGAATATGTTTTGGTATGATTTTATTTTAGAATAATCATCTCTTTCTATTTCCGCGTCTTCCGCAAAAATATCATTATTTACACTTATTAATTGTTCAAGTAAAATTTTTAAGTCTTCTGACGGCAATACTCCGTTTTCATTTCCAGTTAATATTTTCCGTACTATATAATAATCAAAAGTATCTAAATCATATTGTTCAATACTATTTATGGCGTCTTTTATTGCTTGAGCATCACGTGTACCTAATAGAAGTGAAGCGTTTTTTTGTTCTTCTATAAATTTTTTCAATAATTGGTAATCATATCCAGAGTTTAATGCTTTAAATTTTTCAAGTAATCGTAATCTGTCATTCGGACTACCTTGACCAGCTTTTTGTAATGCTATACCATTATTCTTAAAAAAAAGTTCAAACTCCGCATATGTCGGTAGTGTGAAGTTTTGAAAATTTTCTAAAATATATTCAGCTTGTGTTATTTCTATATCAGCTAAGAATAGGAATTTTACTAAATCAATTGTAGAACTCATCGTATAACCTTAAAGTAGTAATTATTATCAAATATTTGAATATTGTCACCACCATCTGTTTCCGTTTTTATCAGTATTCTATAATATCTTTCTGGTTGAAAAGAATTCATCCATAAATGAAAATAATTTCCATCAGAATTACAACTTATTTTTGAACCAGTTGTATTAAATGGTAATATTATTTCATCGGTATGTGCATCTCTGACTTCATAATAAGATGAAGACGGTAAATAGTAATTTTTCACATAATATGATTCTGTGGTATAAGTTTTTTGTGGATATCGTGTATTAGTATATATTCTAATCTTTGCCTTTTCACTCTCAGTATATGATTTTTTTAGTTTTACATTTATAACAAGATTCTCATCATTAACTTGTGTAAGACTTCCAGTAGAAAAAGAAGAATCATCCCATACAATATGAAGTTTTGGCACATATATGGTATTACTATCTGTTCCAAAGAATTTTAAACTTCTTACAGTATCAGTCGATGATTCAATTTCATTACTAAATTTTAACAACATTCCATCATTTTCAAATCTACCAGAACCTGTTATCCACTTTTTAACAATCTGGGTTACATCCATGTAAACATCCGATGTTTGGAATGCGAAGGATTGAGTACATTCTAGATAGTCATAATCCCACCACGTTCCACCTCCCTCTTTAGTAAAAAATGATGACGTTACATTAGCAGTTAAATTTACACCAAATAATATATCCGCATCAACCCATGTCTGTGATATACTGTCCCACTCATATTGTGTTATAGTCGGTGGTATGTCCCATTCAACACCAGATATTTTTGATTTTCTATATTTCCACGATACACCATCAGTAGTGGGTGGTGAATTAAAATATTTGCCAGTTCCGTTTGTCCAAGATCCACTTAATGGATACGCATATACCGTATATTCTTGTGGTATTTCACGTACATCGGCTGTTTTTAATACTAGATAATATTTTGCATTTTGTGATATTTTTCCACTATTTACATCGGATTCTATACCAGTTACATCAAACTTTAAAAGTATTCTACTATTATATCTCGATGCTGTACCAATTAATTCATGTGACAATTCAAGAACCGAATCCAATCCAGTGTTTAAAGATTCGGTTTTTTCATAGATTGTGGCATCTTTTTGTGCGTATATTGTAGTTATCATCCGAATGCCCTCACTCTACCTATAATGTCATTATCGGGGAATCTTATTTCAAATATAGATGGATCTAACGATGGAAAGAGTACACCATCTCGTATTGCTGCATTAATGTTATACGCATTTCCAGAATATCCAAAAGTTGTGTCATAAACATTTTTAAAATTGACTGAGACAACAGTTTGTACACCTTCTACTTTATCTAATTCTGTAAAAACATTACTTAACACAATTGGTTGGTTTATTTGCCATTTTTTTATATCAAAATATCTTTTTAGTCTATCAATACATTTCAATATAACTTGATTTCCATTTTGATCTGGCATTGTTATAATATCAAATTCTAATTGTAAGTTTATTATATAGGCATCTTTTATGTTTATGGCATCTGTTAACATTCTATGATACCCAAGATACAATTTTAGATTTTCTTTTGTTGCATTGTTTATTTGCACTAACCTACCTAAATTATCATAACCGAGAACATAAAAGTTCAATGCAAGCGGGTTAGCCACTCTCTCGCTTTTATATATTGAATCGTAAGTTAATTGGTCATCTTTTGTTATATATGCCTTTGCAATAGAACCATATCGTTGTGGTAAAGAATATGCACGTATAATGTAATCTTCTTTTGTTACTGCACGATTTTGTGAGGCAAAATAAGCAAGTGCATTTTGACGTATTTCATCCACACTCTCCCCTTGTTTTGCACCAGATGCTGGTTCCGAGTTTATGACGGCCAAACTTGATATTATTCGATTATAAAGTTCCAAATCTAATCCAGTTTCGTCTAATAGTATACTTCTAGTTTTTACACGAGATATAGTTTCACTTGGAACATTATCTCGGATTCCGCCGCCAGTTGTATAATATAATGTTAAATCAGTATTGTTTGGAGCAAGACCATAAGTTTTTGTATACAAAAAATTAGATGGGTCTATATCAAGAGATGCAACCGTTTCTATTCCAGCTAATCTAGAACCAATTAAATCAGGGTCTGGGACTAAAAGTTCATCATCGAGTTCAGATACACCCGCTCCGAACTGTAATTCAATTATACCGTTATCTAATTGTCTTGTTGAAAATCTTCTAGATATTTTTCTTAACTTTAAAAGATATGGCGTTTCTTCTCTATGTGTAGATAATTGTTTATCATTTCTGGCAATATTTGGAGTTGGTTCGAATATGGTGTCCTGTGCCAAATAAGGCACATGACACCACTTATTACCATCCGAATCCATCGCATATAATATATCTATAATATTTGCATCTTCTAACTCAATTTTATCATATGGTTTGGGTTCTCCAAAAGAATATGTTTTTGTTTTTATTACACCAGATACAGCATTTACAGATTTTTTCAAAAGATAAAATGCAATATTATTACTGTTATCAACTTCAAATACAGTAACTTCCGTTGGATCGAATGAAGAACTAAATTTAAAGTCCAAATAATCGGTTGTTCTAAATTCGGCAGTTGTATTTCTATTATCGGATGCAACAACCATTCCAGGTTCTATAGCAAAAGCATATGAAAAATCAGGAACCATTGTCCCACCTTCACTTTTTGCGGGAACAATTTGAAAAACGTCAAGTTTTACATTCGAAGCAATATTTGTTTTTGGTTTGTAACCAAGAGATTGAGCAATATTTAAAATATTTTGACGTTCTGATGCCTGTAGTATTAACGACTCTTGAAGTGTTGTATCTGTATAATACGATAAAACGTCGCCAACATAAGCGGCCATTTCCAAAAACATCATACCCGGAGAAGTTTCATTAAAATCTTGGTGAGTATTCGGAAAATAATTTTTAGCAAAATCTATTAGGTTTTGCTTTAAAGAAGGAAAATCTCTTGAGAGATACCTAATATCTTTTTTTACTAAATCTGCCATTAGTTCTGAGCCTCTTGTATGCGTAAATTACCCGTATCAGATATAAATATTTGAATAGGTAAATATATGTTTGTGCCAACGATTTTTAATTCTAATGTTATTATTATTGCGTGGTCTGGGTCGTCTATTCGGCCGGTATCTGGTATATTAAAATTGACATCAAGTCGTATTATATTTAAA